TATTTCAAATATCAAATAATGTTCTGGTTTAGCTTCTTTCAGATAATGACTTTCAAACCAATATTTTACTTCTTCTTGGTCTACTATAAGATAAGTCAGTATAGAGTCAATTTGGTCTATATTAGCTTTATTCAGTTTCATTTTAACGCTCCTCCACATAATTAGTATAATGACCTAAATCATCAACTTCAGTTGTCAATGTATAGTAGGCATGTTGACCATTAGGCAATTTCAAATAGCACTTAGAGCATATCATAGTATCGCTCTGAGCCCAGCCCCAATTAGTATCAATTAGCTTCCTTGTTTTTAAAGCCAACGAATGTTCTTCTATTAGCTTTTCAAATGTATTATTCATTAGTATCCTCCTTAAAGAATGGTTTATGAACAAGCATAGGGAATTTGATAAGGTCTTTATTGTTTTTTTCTAAACTATCAATATGACCCAATTGCGCCCAGATGTCAAAATTCTGGTCCTCTAAGGCTTCTTCATAAATGTTAATAGGTAAATGCTCAGCTCCAAGAGTTAGATGTTGTACAAAGTCATATAGGTCTCTGTAATATCTACGATAAAAGTCAAGCATTTCACGTTGACGCCCAACAACTTCCATTAATCGGCGCATAGTTTTAATATCCTTATTAGTCATTATTTAACTCCTTTCAATAAGTCCACAATAGGACCAATTAGTAATGCTAAACAAGTATATGATAAAACCAATATCTTGAATAGCTTTTCATATAGTAGAGGCGCTGACAGAAGCACATAAGCATCATTAAACGCCAATAAAACAACTGGCGTCAGATAAACTAACGCCAGAATCATCAATTGCTTTTTATTCATTACAATAACCCTCCTAAAGTCACATCGAAGCTATGTGTATAATTTCTATAGTTATCAATATCAGTTTCAATTGTATAACATAAATTGGCTTCAGCTAATTCAGGATTTTCGTCAACTACCGGCCAAGATATACCATAAACTCTAATACCATAAACATCTTTCGGCATAAAGTGGTTAGTAGTATTCATTTTAGGATATTTATCAGTTGTACTATAACTAACAGATTCCATATAACGAACGTTATCTTTAGAAATCATTTTCCATTCGTCATTATGCTTTGCGATAAAGTTAAAGAACTTAACTTTATGACTCGCATCAATTTCAATAGAGCGAACTATATTTCCAGGCTTACCAGGATTTTCAGGTGCGCCAAAGTCCTCTACTTTATATTCAGCATTAATACCATTTTCTAATAGTATTTGTGTAAGGTTTTTTAATTTCATTTTTAATCTCCTAACTTATTTTAATTAACTTAACGTATAAAGATACGCATAACTATGCAAAGTGTACATAGTTTTACAAAAAAAACATTTAGACCAATTCTAGACCAAATATGGTTCACCTATAGTTCATCTTAGGGTCCTCACATTAGACCAACTTTAGACCAAAATTTGTAGACCTTTTGCCCTATTTATTTAGATGGCTTTCGATTTATTTCGAAACTGATAAACAATAACAAAACAATATGACTGACACGAAACATTTAAAGAAGTATCAATGGAAGAAAGGACAGAGCGGGAATCCGAACGGAAGACCTAAAAAAGACTTTGCATTGAACGAACACATAAGAGCATTTGCGAACCTTGAAGACAATGAGAAAAAGACCATGCTTGAAAGCGTAGTTGAAAAGGTTTACGAGGAAGCGTTGAATGGTAATATGCAAGCGATAACGTTCTTGGCCGACCGAATACTTGGAAAGCCTACACAAGCCTTAAACGTTAAGGCGGAAAGCAATGAGCCGATAAAGGTCTTACAGATAGCTTCTAAGGTAGATACAAGCGATTGATTCAGTTGATGCCTTTAAGGACCAAATATGGAGCCCATATAGACCTATAAAGGTTGATGCATTATGGAATTAGTGATTGACGAAATACGCCAAAAGATTTTAAACGATAAGCACAGAATGAAATGTATTGTTTCAGGTCGACGTTGGGGCAAAACAATGTTCAGCTTAATATGGCTTTTACACCCGGAATTTAAAGCAAACGAGAAACGCTGGATAGTATTCCCAACATATAGACAAGCGAAGATGGTCGCGTGGAGTACTTTAAAAGGTCTATTCAAACACATGCCGGTAAAGGTCAACGAAACAGAGCTCAGTATTACATTAGACAACGGAGCCACGATAGAGCTAAAAGGAGCTGATGCAAGCGCTGACAAGATTCGAGGTGTTAGTTTGGACAGAGTGGTATTGGACGAATACGCATTCATGAAAGAATCAGTGTGGAGCGAAGTAATCCAACCAATGTGCGTACAGAACAAAGCTGAGGCATTATTTGTGGGAACGCCAAATGGTTTACAGAATCACTTTTATGATATGTTTGTTAAAGGTCAATCAGATAATGACCAACTAAAGAGCTGGCAATTTACAACATTAGAAGGTGGATTCATTGATGAGGAAGAAATCGAAAACGCCAAAAAGAATTTAGATGCAAGAACATTTAGACAGGAATATGAAGCAAATTTTGAAAGCATACAAAACAAAGCTATATATAACTTTAACAGGGACTATCACGTCAAGTCTATGGAAATTTCTACAAGACAATTTTGGGGCGTTGATTTTGGGGTATCAAGCTTTATGACGGCAATTAAGATGTGTCAATTCATAGATGGCACGGTATTTGTTTTCGATGAGATAGGCCTACAGAATAGCAATACATTCGAACTTGCTAAATTGATGCAATTAAAAGGACCTAATCTCCCTGTTTATCCAGACCCGGCAGGAAACGCCCGAACGAGTAATAGTACCAAATCGGACCATGCAATTCTGCGAGAAGCTGGGTTTAGTGTTATAAGTCGTAAAGCAAACCCCACACAAAAAGACCGCTTAAATGCGACCAATAAAAAATTTGAAAATGCAAAGGGCGAACACGAATTATTTATCAGCCCAAAATGTAAGAACCTAATACGTGACCTTGAACTAACAACAGTTGATGAGGGACGTATGGTTAAAACAGAAACACTATCACATTTCCTTGACGGCTTAATGTACCCTATTGAGTATCGTTTTGGATTTAAAGGTCAAGGGAGTTCAATCACATGGTAACATTTTTATTAGGGCTATTTACTGGTATTATTGTAAGCATGCTTATCACACTATATGGTGGATACAAATTACAACAACAACAAGAAGCAAAGGCCGATAAACTTATTGAAAACTATTTAACAAACGAAACACAAGAAGAATTTTATGAAAAAAGGTATGAATCATGATTATATATAATTTAACTGATAAAATGCTGTATGATTTACTGATGGACACTATACAGGAAGGTTATGATAGAGAAATGGAGTCCAGAGAGCGTTTATTAGACTATTATGAGGGTATTAACCTTCAAGAAGACCTAAAACAATATTTTAACTCAGAGTCCTTATCGCAGATACCACCAATGTATATAAACTTGGTGCGAAACATCATTAGTAGACGATGCCTAGTATATCAGCAGGCACCAATTCGTTATAATGACAAATACAATGAGGTCATTGGAAATCTGGATTCATTTATGAAACAGTTCGAACAGTTGGTGTATTTATTGGGCTCTGAAGGATTATATACACGTTGGGACGATAACGAAAAGAAATTAAAGTATAGACCAATACATTTCTTTGTACCATTTTTTAAACCAAACGAAGATGAGCCGTTTGCGGTAATGTGGCAAGTTGAATCACAACTACAAGCAAGAACAGAGGACGCTCAATATATGTTTTGGTCAAAGGATACTGAAGACATGGAAGGAAAGCATTTTTTAATATCAGGTCGTGGTAAGATAACATCAATTGTTCCTGATGATAGAAACCCGTACGGAGATGTTATTCCGTTTTCTGTAGCACACAGACACCCATTTACAAGAGACTATTTTCGAGCAGGCGCTGATGACCTAGTTGATGGAATGCGTAGTATAAATATTTTGCTTACAGAACTAGCATTGCATGGACGTTATGGTCTTGGACAGCCAGTATTTACTGGACTTGATACAGAGCAACGAATTAGTATGGGACAAGACAAAGCATTAGTATTACCAGAAGGCGCAAACTTTAGTTATGCAACGCCTAATTCGAATATTGCGGGTATGATTGAATCAACAAGATATATGGTCGATTCAATAGCGCAAGCAAACAATGTACGAATTAACTGGACCAATACACAACAGGAAAGTGGTTTAAGTAAAAAGATGGCGCAGCTTGATTTAATGGACGCGCTGCGTTCAGATACAGAACAAATATTTCGACCATTTGAAAAACAACAATTTGAAATAGCAAAACGAATATGTGAGGTATCAGGTGGTATTAATCTTACTGACCAATTTAGTATTGACTTTGCAGAACGTGAAGTACCAATGAGTCAAGATGAAGAAATTAAATACTACGACTGGGCATTTAAAAATGATCTTGAAACACGTAAAAGTTATTTACGTAAGAAAAACCCAGACCTGCAAGATGAAGAACTTGACGGCATGATTGATGAGTTAAATCAAGAAACAGAACAAGAAGATACAACGAAATCAATACTAGACCGTATAGGAGAACGTGTTGGCTAAATTAGATTTTTATATTGACGAATTAGTCAAAATACAAGAAGAGTTAATTAGTAAACTTGAAAACGTTGTTGTTGGTTTAAGTAAACTAACAGATGCAGAATTAATTCGTATTGGTGAACAAATTGATTTTTTTGATGAAATGAATACACTTGGTTATTCAACATTGATTAGTCGAGTAAGCAATGTATATGATGATGAAATAGCAAACGTTTTTGCTGAATTATCACGTAGACAATTAGGACAAGTATCATCAGTAAGTGTTGTAGCATTAGAACAAATGAAATCATTTGATATGGATTATTTAACAGATAATGTAAGACAATATGCAACACAATTAAAAAATACAATGCTACGCTCGTTAATTGCTAGAGAATCAATTGATGAAATTTTAAGTACAATGAAAGTTGACTTTGGACCAGGGCAATTTATTACAACAAATAGATTTAAGTTTTTAGTAAACGATGCATTTGCACGTTTTGACCATGTTGTTAAAGCAAAAGTATATGAAGAGTTTCCAGAAACAAAATTTATATATACAGGACCAAATGATGGTAATACAAGAGACGTTTGTAAACATATTTTACAAAAATTTCGTAAACCTTTAACGAAAAAAGAGATTGATGAGCTAAAAATTCCTATACAAAAGGATAAATCACAATTTCGTGGTTTTGTAGACCGTGGCGGCTATAATTGTAGACACGATTGGATCAAAGTTTCATGAAAAAGTATAGAAAAGGTGAAATCAAACAATTATTACGTTTACAAAGTAAAACAATGACACGATTAGCACAAGATGCTATTGAAAGAATTAGATTAGATGCCGCTGGAGGATTATATCAAGGTTCATCGGCTGCATTAGGCCCCACGGGGACAAGATATAATAAACAATACGCAAGATATAAGCGTAATGGTATGCGTCGTTTTACAGATGGTAAAAAATTAAAAGGATTTAAAGGACAATCTACAAACACGGAAACACGTGTTGTAAATATGAATTTAACTGGAAAAACATTACGTCAAATGAAACCAGCTGGAACAGCAACGTCTGCATTGATTAAATATAGACCTGAATCACATGATTTAATTTTAGGTAATCAGGCACGCGGTTATGACATATATAATTTTTCAGAAAAGAATTTAGAATATATTAAAGAACGGTTTGATGAAATATTAATTCAACCGCGCTTAAAAGAGTATATATCTAAAGATACTAAACTATAATAGGAGACAGAATGTCAGAAGAAAATAAAATCGTAGAAGAACAAGCAGTAGCAGAAGATTCTACACAGGAAAATACTGGTAAAGCACCAGAAGTTGGCGAATATATTGCAGAGAGCAAAAAATATCGTCAAAGGGCTCAAACAGCAGAGGCTGAGTTAAAAGAACTCAAAGAAGCTCAAAGACTTCAAGAACAAAAGCAACTTGAAGAAAAAGAGGAATTTAAATCTTTGTATGAAAATGTTAAAGCTGAAAATGAACAACTAAAACCAGTTGTTGAACAGTTTGAAATGCAAGAAAAACAAAGACGTGAACATCTGCTGTCTCAACTTTCAGAAGAAGATCAATCAATTTATGGAGATTTATCTACCATTAAATTAGAAAAGCACGTTGAAAGATTGAGTACAAAAAAGGTGCAGGTATCTGATGCAAAAGAGGTAGTAAGTTCTGGTAAATTCGCAGAAAATACTAGATTTGGTGAAATGAGCGATGAAGATCGTGAAAAAGCACGTAAAAATCCGAAACTTTGGCAACAGATATTAGATGGTTATAAAAACAGCTAAATTTTTTAAGGAGAGATAAAAATGGCTAACGTAACTACTACAACCGCTGCAAATTTCATTCCCGAAATGTGGAGAGATGCGATTTTAGATTATGCTGAAAGAAAATTTCAGTTAAGAAATCAAGTTCTTGACTTTTCAAGTATGGTTTCCGGCGGTGGTGACACACTAAATATTCCTAAAGTAGCTGAAGAAACTGCTGCTGCTAAGTCTGCGGACACTGCAGTAACATATTCTGCAAATACTGACGGGGTAATTCAATTATCATTAGATCAACATCAGTACGAAGCTAAAAGAATCGAAGACATCGTAAGAGT